GATTGGGTTAGCGATAATGACAGCCCAGAGAGCCGTGAAAGCTGAAGCGACACCACGAACGATTGCTGCGAGACCTGGGAAAGCCGTGCTCAGACGTGCTAGGACGCCACCAGCGGCGGCATTCGCCACTGTGGCACGGCTCTGAGCAGCCGTCAGAGTGTTCGTCGCAGCGGTTTGAGCAGCCAAAGCACCTGTCAGTTGACCTTTGGTCGCAAGAAGAGCAGTCTCGGTTCGCTGAAGAGCAATGTTAGTCCGGATGTTTTGAGCGACCGCTGCATTGTATGCGATGAAGCGACCAGTCAAGGCATCACGAGCGATACGACGCTGAGTGTCGATTGCGATAGACGCTTGTTGCTGAAGAAGTAGAGAACGTTGAGTTTGAAGTTGAAGAAGATCAGCTTGAGTTGAACGAACAGTAGCAGCAGCATTCGCACTCTCAGCAGCAGCCGCTTGAAGAGCAGTCGCAGCTTTCGCTTGCTCAATACCAGTCGCAGTCAACAAAGTTGCATTACCAGCAGCGACAGCGGCAGTAACCTGACGCTGAATAGCAAGCCATGAAGCTAAAGAAGATACAAGAGTTCCTATCTTCCAACCAGCGAAAGCAGCGATTGCGGCGATTACAGCACCGACAAGAACATTCAGTGAATTTGACAAAGCTATGATCGCACGAGCGACAGCTTCACTTGCTCCAGTAGAATCATCAAAAGCATCAAGCAGACGAAGAGCTTCTGTTCTGAGAACACTGAAAGCCTGACTGATCGTTGGAACGGTCTGGGCGAACTTACCAGCAATTTCTTCACGAGCGTTTCGGAAAGCATTGATGATAATGTCTGTAGTGATCTTTCCATCAGAACCGAGTTTACGAAGTTCACCACGAGTCACTCCAAGTTGCTTGGCAATGACGTCAGCGACAAATGGAAGCTGTTCCAGAACAGAACGAAGTTCGTCACCGTTCAGTCGACCAGAAGCCAAGCCCTGTGACAACTGAATCAATGCAGCACTAGCTTCACGACCGCTCGCCCCAGAAAGGATAGTTGCTTGGTTCAAAGTCTCAGTGAAATTCAATGTGTCTTTTTGTGACAAACCGAGTTCACGAACAGCGAGGGCGACACGAGTGTAGATTTCAGCAGTGGACTCGAAGTTCGAACGAGTCCTGTTGCTGATGTTGAACAGTTCTTCCTGAACAGCATTCAGTTCCTGAGTGCTCTTGGTCACCAGGACGAGTCGGTTCTCGAAGTTCGTCAGCGTGTCCAGCATACGAGTCAGGCCAGCCAGAAGACCAGCACCACCGAGGACGAACAAAGCATTCTGAAGAAGACGAAGACCGCGAACCGAGCGTTCAGCGACAGCGCCAATCTCCTCGAGGTTGCGCTTGACAACCCGAGCTCCGTTCTCTCTTACGATGATGTCAATGGTTTCTGTTGCCATTATTCAGCGCTCACCGTTCTATCCAGAAGCCTTACCTGAGCAATCTCAGCTTGGGCATCGAGAAGTGCTATTTCAACCCAGTCATTCGGTTGTTGTGATGAAGACCCATCACGAAGACGACCAAGATATGGGATTGCGTTTGTGATGAAGAGCGCAGTCCCAGCTTGACCGGAACCACGCTTCGCTCCAACACGAAGTTGATTAATAGTTGCGATCCCGGCTTGGATAGTGGCACGAGCATTCTGCCGTTCACCAATGCCGAGTTTCTTACCCGGAGAATATGCAGGGATTACTGAACGTGTCGGATTGCCCAAGGAGACACGCCAGTTCGAACGAGCGTCACCTTCATCAACAGGAGTCCCCTCAACCAGAGCTACCAGAGCTCTCTTCGCAACGCGCTTTGTCAGCGCAACGGAATTATTCTCGATTCTAGAACCGAGCTTCCGAATGTTACGAGAGAACTGGAGGAGGGTTGCCACTTATTTCTTTCTCCTGTGATGCTCCAGATAGGCTGAGTCCATCTCCCTTATGTGGTGATGCATCTCTTCCGTTTGTTCATCATTGAGATCATAAGCCTTGCAGTAGTCATGAATGACCTTCCAAGGAATAGGACCCAATGACATCCCTATTTGCCGACTGTCGGAGAGCTCAAAGAAGGCTAGATAATATAGTTCTAGACCTGTTATGAGTTCCGGAGCATTTGCAATGCGGTCCGGGAAGGGGATCCCTTCCCGTAGGCATTGCTGCATGATCTTTTGCTCGACAGCCCCCTGCTCCAGGAAATAGAGCAGGACTTCTACGAGTTTTTTCCGTCTGCCTCCATCTCCTCCTTGCGGAACAAACTGATACCTTCAGCCGACTGCTGAAGATCCCCGCCACCCTTCTTGTGGATACCGTTCTTCCACTTGGTGTTTCCGTCCTTGTCTTCGCCATCAGAGATCTGCCAATTCAAGACGACGGTCTTGGCGTAGATATCATAGAGCAGCGAACGAGAACGTTCTTCAGGCATTGTCCCAGCGGCGATCGCACGACGGAAAGGCTTGGTCTTAGCTTCTGCATAAGACAGGTATTTTTTGTTCCCGCCACCTGCACGAGCAATCTGAACCCGGAAAGCCCCGTAATCGATCCAGATCCCTTCAGCTTCAAGGACTGGATCAGTTTCGAACTGGTCGAACATCGTATTCATATCATTTCTCCTTTTCTAAAGATCACCGACAATTAGTCGGCAGCGTTCGGAAGGTAAGCGAAGAAGGTGAGAAGCATGGTGTGATCCATACCAGTCGCCAGATCTTCAGCAGTGGCAGCGTCCATGCTGAGCGGGAGCGTAATCGGCTGATCTTGCTCGACGTTCAGACGCCCATCGCCCAAGGAGACGAGAGGAATATCGATGACGATGCCTTGGTTTTCCTTGACGATCGCCATGTCCAGAGTGACGTTGGCACTGTTTCGCACAGCCTGAATGGCTGTCACGTTTCCAAAATAGGCAGTGATGTTTCCGCTGACCTCGAAAGTTCCAGCAGTGACATCGAATGCCCCGAGAGTCCCAACTGCTTTGTTCGCAGAGAGGTTGTTGTTGATCGTAAGAGTCGCTTCCGTGATGAAGGCGAACAGAGAAGTCTGAGCCTCTTCTGTATCTGACACGAGAGCCATCTTGATACGAGAGAAATCGCTCGAGGTGTTGAAGACGTTTGCTCTCCGTTGACTCACCACAGCGGTCTGAAGAGGACCTTGTGTTCCAAGTCGCTGTTCATGGGACACTGCCAAGAACGACATGTCGAAATTGACAAGGTTCGCAGTTGGAACATTGATAGTGAATTCACTGGGAACAGCACCACGCAAGAATTCACTCTGGATCTGTGCGAGTGCAGCATCGTCCGGAGCGCCAAGAGTTCGTTCCACAGTGTAAGAACGACGCTTGATGGTTGAACCAGATTCATTGCGAAGAACATCACCGAAGTAGAGATCGATGAGAAGAGTTGTGTTCGCTTCAGTCACCATCGTCTGGACCGATTTGTCCAGGACAAGGCGGTTTGCAGCGATAGAACGAATTCGCTTGAACCCGTTATTCGCAGCGTTCGAGTATCGGTTAGCTGTGAGATCACCACCAATGAAAATCCACTGACCAACAACAAGACCAAGAGTCGTGAAGTTGAGAATGGTAGAAGTCAAAGCTGGAAGATCACCAGAAGCATCAACGTCGATATCACCGACTGCCGAGCGGTTTCCAACAACTTGAATGAAAGCACCAGCCGGAGGAGTTTCAGTTACCAAGAGGCCAGTTGCGACTTCAACAGAAACGTTTGAAACGATCGCTGTGACAGCATTGAGAGCATTGTTAGCAGCATTGGTGAAACCAAAACCACGAATCAAAGAACCGACCAAGAAGCCAGTCGTATTCGCAACTTCGTATTCGTCAGGGTTCGCCAAGTCAATGTCGACAGCCGTAACAACGCGGCGACCTTTTTGTCGAGTGTCTGCGAAAAAGACACCCTGCAGAAGATCTTGAGCATTCCAGAATGAAAGGTTGTGGTTGAATCCACCCGAAGCGTCAAGATCCGTGATCACACCTTTCTTGCGCTGGCGAGAAGGGTTGATCGGGTTTGGAGAAACCGTAGTGACTTCCCCGCCGAAATCATCATAGCTGTTCGGCTCCAGCCGGTTCCAAACGGGTGAACCGCCGAGAACTCCGAGACTGGCTTCTTCAGCATAGGCTAGTCCCGTGATGTTGGAGTCGATCTTGTTGACCTGTGGCATAGTAGCCTCCTTATTTGACTTCGTCGTAGCGGAATTCGGCGACGACATTCAGTTGAAAGAATTCACCGTCACGCCCGACTTCGTTCAACCTCACGTTACGGAACCACACTCCACCTGGAGTGCTGATGCCTTCGAAGGCGTCGGACACCACCTTAGCCAAATCGTAGGCCTCTTGCAAGCCTTTTCCATTTGGCGTAAATATCTGAACCGTGATAAATCCCAACCTTGTGAATGTCCTTCTGCCAACTACCCCACTGAGAGTTGACTGAAAACCACTCGCATGTTTGAGAGTTACGGTGGACCACGGTTCTTCATTCTTAGAGCGCTGCTTTCGAACGTCCTCATAATGCACCGGATAGCCAGTCGTATCCCATGCCGCTTTGAAAACGTCAAGGATCTCGTCACGGGCTTGCTGGTGAGTGAGGCTCATCGGCGCACTCCAACAAAAGCGAGCAGGGTCGTCGGACCCGGTCTCAATACCTGAAGACCGATGATTCCCCAACGATCTCCGTTATCAACAACACTGGTGAATTCTCGCAGATCGTTCTCACCTTGGGCAGTGATGATGATCTGTTCACTGAAAGCAACGAGATCCTTAAATTCTGTCCCTTCACCAAGAGCAGTTAGACCAAATTGACGAACTGTGTTTGGAGGGACAAAGACACCATTCAAAGCAAGAGTAATCTCTCCGCCGCTCGCTGGTCCTTTCCAAGGTCGACTTGCATTGACTGGAGCTTCGTTCAACTTGACGAACGTGATACTACGACCGTTGTTCTTAACAAGACGTGCGGCAGTCTGAGCAAGACGATTATAGTCAACCACGAATAACTCCTCCTGATCCAGAGCCCAAGAGGAGTGAGCTGAGGAGCTTGTCCGCTGAAGGGTAAGGTGTGAATGTCATTGTCCCGACTGTGCCTGAATCATACTTCACTGACTCAGTGATCGGTCCAACTGTTTCAGTTCGCTGACTGACGCGACCCGCGTATGGATCTACCGTTGGATCTGGCAGAAGAGATTCTGCAACTGCTCGAACGGCATATTCAGAAACAGCCTGTTTCAATTTATCAGGGATTCCGAGAATCTCGTTACCCTGCTGATCATAAGCAGATGTTCTGGGCCAGCACAGAGGCTGAAGACCACCGTCTGATCCACCACTGAATTGATTTGTCGTGCCGTTTGTAGCCGGACCCTGGAGGACCGTCAGAGCGCCGCTGGAGCCTTGCGCTTTGGCGGTTAGGGTAAGCACTGCCCCTGCCAGCGTTGCGCTACTGTGGCGGCTCTGAGGGGTTCCGAGGCCATAGGTAACACCTGCCCCCGCTGCCCCGTTAATAGCGGCCAAAAGGTTCGCAGCACTCAGCGCACCAGTTGCCCCTCGAAGAACTTCGTAGGCGGCTCCAGTCAGCGAACTCACGAATTTGTAGGTATTATCACCCAATAACAGGGTTTCATTGAGACCAGGAATTCCAGTGAAGTTCAAACTTGCGACTGCATATGTCTCGTCAAAGAAGATCGCAGGAAGACCTTTGAAACGCGGACCGAAACGCTTGTCGATATAATCTGTGGCTGCGATGATCGCAGCTTCTTTGACAGCGGTTACGGCAGCGGTCCAATTGTTCTCGTTTTGACGATTTCGATCAGTCAAGTAATTCGTGACGTATGCGATATTCACGTAAGCGTTTGCTTTGAGAATCCCGACACCTGTTTCAATCACTAGAGGCATTAGCCGATCCTCCGAACTGAGACACTTTGAATTCTAAGATTTGTGATATTCGCAATATTCGAAAGAGAAAGAGTTCCAGAAGCAGCGACTGGCTTCAACTTCCTGTTGAACGTTCCATTCGCAGCCCCGATCAGGATGTTATTTCCGAAAACCCCATCCAGCTCAAGACTTCCTGAGACATATTCGGAAACTACGATCGTTATGTGATAAAACTTATCGAGAGACAGTCCAGTGAGATCAGCTCTATCGATAGAGGATGCCGCTCCAGCAGAAGATATCAATCTCGCTTCGCCTGGAGCAAGAGTAGATTCGCCAGTGACAGACCATCCAGTCACTGGATTAAAATCAATGTTTGAAATGAGCTGGGGACCTAGACGTTTCTTACGCAGATCCCTATTGTCTTTTCGAGAATGAAAAAGCACCGCCTGAAGTTTGCTCTTCAGGCGGTTATCTTGACTGGAGAGACTTGCGAATCGCTTCATTGCAATCTCTCCAGTTTATCACTTGATCAGTGGACGAGCAGGACGCTGAGTTCCACGAGACGTCTTTCGTGACATTGCAGCATCCAGAGGCGAACGAGACTCGAGTTCGCTGATCTTCAAACCTTGAAGAATCGTGTTGCGAACTCCCATCCGATCTGCTCGAGCTTTCGCCTGAGCAGCGATGTAGTTTCGGGTCGCTTCAGTGTCAGACGAATTCTTGAAGTCTGTCTTGATTCGCATCTTGACAAGACCAGCAGCCGTCTTCAACCCTGTGACCATTTCATTCAGCTTGTTCTGACGAACAGAGAGTTCACCCTGCTTCTCGCGAATGTCAGCAGCGATCTTTTCAAGATCATCGCTTTTCTGCTGAGCAAGCCAAGACTGAAATTCTGCAAGATCGAAGCCTTCGGGAACACCTTCATACTGAGTCTGCTCAGCATCATTGTCATCGTCTTCTTCGTCGTTCAGATTTTCCTGAACATCAGAGGTCTCTTCAGCCTTGGGCTGCTCTGCCAAAGGCTGTCCGGCCTTATCACGAGTGAAATCAGGAACAGCGTTGACGATGTCCTGTCGAGTGATCTTCTCGCCCAAGAGAGCAGAGACAGTCTCGACTTTCGGAGCACCATCAGCTGTCCACTGATTGTCATCCAAGGGGTCAAGCTGCTCAAGAGCTGACTTGACCTTATCTTTATCAATAGAAGCCATGTTCGTTCTCCTTAACCATCGCCAAGGACAGCGAGCAAGAGAGTCAGCTCACCATTGACGTTGAAAGTTACAGTCTGAGCGGCAGTCACGGCATCAGCGTTGACAAGAACGTTCAAATTCAGGTTCAAGTTGCCAGCTCTGTTGTCGATAATGAACGGTGTGGCGTTTACCGCACGAAGACGACTGTGAACTTCAGCCACCGCTGCACCGAGGGCTGTTGATGGGATGATGTTCACCTCAGCACCTGCGAGAGCGTTGTCAGCTGTCGCTGCCGTGCCGATCGCCATGGAGCCATCCCAAGTATCAGTCAGGTTGGCACTGCCACCAGGACCACTGATAGCAAAATAGGAGGCCGCTCCCAGAATACTGACGTCACCTTCAGGGAGTCGTCCGATTGGAAGAGAAGCGAACATGATGGTCGTTGCGACGCCCGTGATGTTGAACGTCAGGTTTCGAACTGGGAATACCAGTTTCAAAATCTCTTGGCGAATAGGAGTGCCGCGAGACATAGAGCGCGGAAGACCTTTTGGCATTTTGATCTCCTTTCAGTGATCCGGGTTACGATTGGCAGAAGCTGCCTGTGGGGCCGAAGCCCCACAGATTATGCTTCACGAGTGACGAGACGGGCGAACTTGACCTGTTTCCGCTCAGGGTAGACGCGGTTCCAGGAAGCAGCTTCGTCAAGGTCAGCGCCAGCCGTGCCAGTATTGGAAGGACCACCGCTCGGAGCAACACCGATGAACGCATGACCGACAGGATGGACAGTCCACTCAACGCGAGAGTAGAGCACTTCCTGACCGCCACCGTTACCACCACCGGCACGACGTTCAACCTCAGTCGGGACTTTTGGAGTGCCAACACCCAGACGGGTCGAGCCACCACCAAAGAGCCAAGTGTCGTAGACGTTACCAGTGCGAGGAACACCGTCGTCGACAATCACTTCACGACCAAGGAAGGTCGGAATATTCACTCGCCCTTCAGCGTCGGGAATGAAGTCGATGAGGTTGTTCTTCTGCATACGGTTGTAGACGACCGAGTGAACAACGACAGCCGTGAGACCTTCCATCGAGTCACCCATCGTCAGGGCAGCATCAAGGAATGCTTCAGCAGAGAAGTTGGTCACGCCGTCAAGGAACGCAGCACCAGAGATGTTGTTCACGTAATCACTGGAGAACGATGCGACGTTGTTCGCAATGACACCGTTCCAGGTTGCGATGAAAGCAGCCTGAAGACGACGAGTCCAGTAGTAAGCGACGCGATCAGCGATCGCTTCCATGGGATCTCGGCCAGCGAGAGACGCAGCGAGGTCAGAGCTTGACCAAGAGTTGTTGCGGTTCAGACGAACTGCAACTTCCTGGGAAGTCTGGATCTTCAGCGGATCCGGCGGACGAGCAACACCAGCAGGAAGCGAAGCATCTGCGGAGGCGAACGGGGTCGAAGTATCGGTCGATACGCGATCAGCGTCGTTGTCCAGATCGCGGAACGAAGGAACGTTGAAAGTGATACCACCACCTGCGAGCAGTGTGTCAATCGCTGGATCACGAACCGCAAGACCCGATTGAATGATTCGGGCTTTCTGCTCAGTGAGCTGTTGGACGTAGGGGGTGAAAATTGCGGGGACGACTACGTCGCTCACCCGAGTCATTGGTCCGGCTGCCATTGAATTCTCCTTTCACATGGCTGATTCAGGGAAATCCGACAGCAGAACCCATGCCTGTGGTCGGTAGTGCGAGCCCATGCTCGCTGAATTTTGTGCGGGATTATTTAGAGTGCTTATCCCGCGTCCGCACTGTTCCCGGTCGCTGTCCGGTCACGCCTATAGCTACTCGTGGAATTTAGCCTCTCCACGACTGAGGTTATTGCACCATACTTCATTTTGGAGCATGGCGCAAGCGATATTTTTCAATTACTTTTTGAGAGCAGGTTTCTGCCCACCAACTGTCGTTCCAGCAGCCTTCGCCAACTTATCGACAAAGTCACGGCCCTTCTCAGTCAACAGACGACCCCTTTCGTCCACTCCTTGACACCGAGCCCAGGAGTGAGACCTTCAATCCCGTTCTTGGTGACGAGCTTTCCATCAGCGTCTTTTTCGAGCATGACAGAAGCAGCCATCTCCATATCGGGGATTGCAGTGAGGTGAACTTTGGATTCAGTCGCAGCGGCACGAACGGCATCGTTTCGATCACGAGCTTCCAACTGACCTTTCAGAGCATCACGCTCTTTTTCAGCAGTTGTCTTCTCATTTGTGAGCGCTTCAATCTGACGCTGAAGAGGTCCGGTCTTCTGGGACAGACGACCCTCGACCATTTCATTCAGCTTCGCTTCGTCGAGCTTTCCACCAGCAGCGGCTTCGAGCTCCTTGATGCGATCTAGTTGGGAAAGGACCTCATCTGCCTTCAACTCGCCCCAAGGTTTCAGCGCGTCACGAGCCTTCGCGTGATCTTCGCGTTCCTTGCGGAGCGCTTCCTGCACGGCCGAGACATCCTTCTGGGTCTTCATGCCAGTCACACCCGACAAGATCACCTTGCCGTCTGAGCCGACTGTGAAGAGTTCATTGAAGACGGCATCACTGCGAAATGCTTCCGGCAGTGCGTCGCGATTGTCATACTGAAGTTCGATTGCCATTATTTAGTTTCCTTCTTTGTCGGGTCACCCGACTTTTTATCCGAGGGACCATTCCCTGGATTCTGTTGTGGAGCTCTGTCTCCGGTTTCGCTACGTTTGAATGGGCTGTCTTTCTCTTCTTTCGCCAGCTTCTCTTCTTCTTCGAAAGTGAGCTTTGTCAAGCCACGATCAACCGCAATCTGGTGCATTGAACGAGCAGATATCGGGAAGCCAAGATTACGAGCAGTCTGCATTTCAACCATGCTTTGACCGCTCAGAGAATGATCACCAAACTCAAGATTCGGTTCTACTGAAACTTCGTCAGGGTTATCACCAACCCATTCTGCACAGATTCGTAGAATCTTCTCAAGACCAGCCGCACCAGTTAAAGCGATCTGGTTAAGATCAGCAGTTCGGGCTGCGATACGGATATTCAGGCTTGTTCCTGACTCGCGCTCGCGTGATACGGTATCGAGTGACTGGGCTCCCATGGAACCTGCGAGTTTGCGATCATTTTCAAGAGATTCTCGCTGTTCGGAGAGGCCGTCGCTCTCGACGCCGATATATTTCGCGTCGCCACCAATCGGAACCTCAATACGAGAGCCAGCACCAGTCCGGATAGTCTCATCTTCATCTTGGGCACCACCGATGATCACCAAAGTGTCCTGTCCTTGCATGAACAGGTTCTGTCGATAGTCAGCTTCTCCGCGATAAATAGTCATGCAGAGGTTGCAGAGGTCCATCAATGGCGGTTCGTCAGTTTCAGAAACCAGATCAGAAGCATTGATGATGACAAAAGGAATCTTATTGAGCGTTTTTCCACGAATACTCGCAGCAATCAGCTTAGATTCATTAAAGTCAGGAGCCTTTTCTTCAAAAACGCCGAACTTGTAAGCTCCTTCTAGCTCATTGCCATCAACAGTGCCAAGAATGAGCGCACGATACTTCTCTTTGATTTGCCAACCGAACGAAAGGTTTGATCGTTCAAACTCACTTTCGTCTAGAACCACGAAATTCAGCACTTGTGGAACCAAACCGTTGACTGTTCCGTCATCCCAGTTGATCAACCGCTCAGCAGAATACGAAGCGATGTATGGGAGGGGATCTGATGTCTTTGTTGGGATATCAGCGAGAAGACCAATACGACCTGTCAGCAACTGCTCTTGATTAATCCGTCGAAGAAGCTGAGGCATGGTCTCGCCCTTCGAAGAGCGAATATTCTCAAGCGATTTTGGCAACTTGATCTTCGGTGGCTGCGAGTGCATCATTCCGATTGCAGTCTGCACAGCCTCACGAACAAAATTCGGGAAACGAGCTCTCTTCAGGTATGCTTCATAAGCGAGCCATCCTGGCTGAGTGCTTTGCGTCATCCCATCAGCGATCTGACCTGACGTCGCTGGGAGATAAGTCGTTCGCTTACTCTTGACCTGACGCTCACCCTGATATGAATCGCGCATCTGCACCCAATTCTCAAATTGGATGGTGAATTCTGGATGCTTTGATGACAGATCAGAGGTGCTCATACCATGATTCCAGACCGCGAGTTGCTATGGAAAACGATAATACATTACCGACGGAACTTTGACAAGGGTAAAGTTTCGTCGATAGATTAGTAGTGTCCAGTTGTCGATCCACCGTTCGTCATCATTCCAGAGAAGCGAACACGATACCGAGTTTCATCGGCATTGTGATCTTCGGCCTCTGTATTGACGTCATCTGGATCATCTTCATCTCTGGGCAATACAGGAACGCACCTGATCCAGTTATCACAGGTGTCGAAGACGAACAATCCAGGCTTCTCACGAGGCCCAAGAGGAGATGGATGTGCGTTCTTGAGCATCCGCCTCATCTGATCCCAACCAGTCACACGAGAGCCAGCCCTCTTGTCAGCAGGAACCCACTTGATCCCCTTGTAAACAAGACCATCGTCCATACGAACTCGATTGACCATGTCAGTAGCGATGCAGTTGCCATTTTCAGCAGCGAAGATCTGACTATCAGCAACTCCAGGCTTCACACGTGTCCATGAAGGGTCTCGAGGGTCGCGCCAGCCCCACTTGAGCTCTCGCTCCACTATGCCACGAGCAATATCGACGGCGAGTATGCGGAGACCCTCATTGGGCTTCCCTGTCCAGCCATACCACTCGGCCACGCGGAACAAGTCTCCCTTGACTGTGCTCCTCCAGGAACCGTCTCTGAGCTGAACATCTTCGCCATTGCTGACTGCCCACCATCCAACAGAGAATGGCTTGGAAGAGCCCCAGTCGAAGCTCCGATCAATTCTCCACCGATCCGGAATAATGAACGGACGGACAATGTTGTAGTCCGAATCGAACACATCGTCGAACATGCCACCAGAGACGATGTCCCATGAACCCTCGAGCCATGCTTTTTTCTCAGCTTGGTTACGAGCAGACGCAGCCAGCTTGCTGATATATTCTGGATCCTGCTCAAGGAGTATTTTATTCTCTTGTAGCCTAGAGAATATAGAAAGGCGAGCTGGCTCCTTACGACCCTCCTCGTCCACAAGATCCTTTCGGACCTTCATGTTCATGCGATCAGGTAGGAAGCGAGCTTTGACCCAATTATGACCAGGACCATACGGGTTCGTCGTCGCACGAACCATACGAGGCATCCCAGGAGTGGACGAACGACAGCACGAGAACATTCGCTTGTAGCCATCATCAGTCGCCCAATTACAGAGCTCTTCCCATCCGATCCATGGATACTCGTGACCGTGATAGTTCCAGTAGTCGTCAGCCTTCTTAAACTGTCGGAGGAGAAGTTGCTCTCCTCCAGGCCATGTCCACACATGCTCCGAGTGATTGAACTTCGCCTGAGGCCAAATCTGTGGAAACCACTTCTTTGTCTTCGTAATGACGTCCGTCAACTGCTTGTAGGTCTGCCGGAACAGAATACCCTTCCAACCCGAGCCGAATCCTCGTCCTGTGAACATGCCGAACGACATGAGTAGACAGTCGGTCTTCCCACCGCCGCGTGTCCCCTGATAGAGAACCTCAAAGATCGGAGTTGAGGAGAGGAAGGCCTCCTGGCTCCCAGCCTGAGGTCGCCAGATCACATTCTCTGGGTATCTCGGTGTCTGGATGTTCACGCTGCGTCCTTCCTGAATTGATAATACATATGGCGACGCGTTCGCATGAACGTCGCAAAAGACACCTGCTTCTTTCGCGACGGATCAAACACTCTCCCTCTGTCCACGACAATCGCGTGGTATCCACCTCGATTGTTCACACTTTGAGGAATAGGCCTCCTGGGTCTATTCCTACTGTAGACTCTCACATCCATATCCCAACCTAGATCATACAGAAGCTGAGCGACATCCGCACCATACTCTCCATTGGGCTTGAACCCTCGTGCAAGAGCAGCCTTCAAGACTCGCGGGTATGGAATGCGAGTGACCATCGCTACGGATGCGAGTGAGCAGTCATTGTTGAAGCGCATCTTGATCATCTTAGTCATCAAGAGATCCTTCAAGAACCATAGATTTCGCAACTTCCAAATTCCAGAGAGCATCTTTTCTCGCCATACCTGAACTCCGAATGCCGAGTTCACCTTCTGCATCAACAAAGATGATCAATACTTCGGAAGGCGACTCCCGGAGCGTCAGTCCGAGTGCTTCGGCAACACTCATCCGTTCGTGTGCTCCAAGTTCAATAACCTCAGCAGCCATAACATCAAATCCCCTGTGGAACCTGATGCAGGATAATAGTTCAAACGAAGGATTCTGGCAAGTGTTGTTTTTCAACCAACGAGCCCAGGAGTGAACGGACGCGCACCTTGATTCTTAAAAATGAGA